AACAGCCTTACGGAACTTCTTGTACTTCTCAGAAGTTCTGCGGTCCGCACGCGCAATGTCATCGCGCGTGACTGGTGATGCGGCTGGGAGGAAATATGTGAGACCAGGCATATCTTGTGCCTTCTTGACTGTTGTGCGCTTCTTTTCCAACTGACTCAAGTACATCTTCATGTACTCCATTTGTGGGGCCCCTCCCAGGGCCTCCCTCACGTTAGTTGACATCTTAAGCGGCACCGTGGTCCTGTACTCAACCGGAACTTGCCTTTCACACTCCCTCACATAACTGTAGCCAATTGGAGTCCTTACTTCATAGGTATACTTTTGGGTTTCCCCGAGGTATATCTTTTGAACTTTGACTTTCTCAGCCTCAGCCTCTGTGAAAAGTACGAATCGTGGGTCCGGCTCTCCAGGAATACCAAAGCCCCCGTAAGCTTGGGGGGTATACAGTGGCATGCCCTGTGGTCTCTTCCTGAGCTCCTCGCCGTTAATCCTAACAAACCGCTCTATCAGGTCCTTTTGCACTTCAGGCTTATGACCCTCAATAAGGGCCTCCGCACATGCGGCCATGCTCCTTTTGCTATGAAAGCCTCCAGTTGCACTCGGTGTCATGTCAGCACCAACAGCCGATGACCTATCTCTACAGAAGAGAAGGGTTGAGCACTTAATGGGGACTCGTCGCAGGACGAATCTTCCCTTTGTGTTAAGCCCATGTCCTTTCTCCTGGACTCTACATTGAAAGAGTTGGGAATTTAGGATAAGCCATTCATCGCTGGTGTAGTTCTTGCCTATCGATGGCCTGAGACCACATGCCTCAACAACCGCCTTCCAAACTGTGTATTCGGTGTTATTGGCACGAAAGCCAACATCATCACCATTCACGAGGAGGGCAAGTGTTTTCAGCAATAGGTCTCCGACGCATCCATTGGCAAGTTCCAGTGAGTACCGAGTCGCAGCTAGGTTGATAATGCAGAGCACGGGAAAACTGACTGATGAACCCATAAACTGGCCCCACAGCTGGGGATCAAACCTCCCAGCGAGGGTCTTTACAAGGTGTCTAGTCAGATTTTCTCGGGTAGCCAAGGTATCCTCAGCAGGTATACCAAGCCTCTTTGCTAACCTGAAGTGCACGGCCTCAGATAGATCCGGATCAAGATTGTCAGTTGCGGATTCATAATCCCCAGACACCCAGAATCTACCATCATAGGGATTGGATCGTTCTTGAAGAAACTTTAAAGCTTCATCACCGATCGGACCCCCAATCAGTTGTAGATTTGGATGTTTGCGTAGGGTACTGTGGATGTAGGGTTGCCAACGCCTGGAAAGGTGTTGGTTATCTGCATCCCCCCGGGTTATCACTCTAACCTTAAAAGGTTCAAGCAGTGGTACCGGTTCACATTTAACCCCACGACCGACATTATTGAGCGCTGCCAGTCGTGACTGGTACAGTGCATGTTCAAGATCATCCGGATCATAGTTGCCGTAAACCAAACTGTCCCCACTATGTCCGAGGAGGACTGGCAGAGAGAACGCACCATGAGGAACATTCCGGAAGATCCAAGCCTGGGTTCCCATCTTGGATCTGAAGCTCTGAAATGAACTGTGCAATGAAGGTACCTTTGATATACCAGGGACTGTCTTGACTTCTTTGTCAGACAGGTCTATTTCAAGGTCGTCCATTATCTCGTCAACGGTACGCTCGCACTGCTCGATTAGGTCATCCATGAACTGGTCCGTGT